AAAATTGGCTGTAATTACCTCCGTTTTTCTTTTGGCATTCTTTCCCGATCCATGATTAACACTCACACGTTGGATAATCTCTTTTTGATACCATCCGTGTTCCTGGACAAACTTATTAAGGACTTCCGATGGATAACTACTTAAAATAAATTTCCCCTTTATTTCTGATAGGGTTTCAAGTAGTTGTGTATAGTCTTCTAAACTATAACCATCATAATGGCCACAATCACTATTGTAATATGGTGGGTCACAATAAAAGAAGGTTGAATCTCTATCTCTACGTTTTATGATTCTTATTGCGTCTGTTGATTCAATTTGGACCAGTGACAAACGTTCTTGATATATATCTTCAAAACGTATCCGTTTGTTATGGATATTCTTACTTGTTGATCCCTTCTTTATATCGTATCCCCACGATCCATCTAACATAGAAGAAAAACTCTGACTAGCTAACACCCATATTGCCCATGCTCTTTGAACCGATGTAAATAAATGTGGATTATTTGTAATCACATTTGCATCCTGGTGTAATGTCCTTGAGTGAAGCGTTGCTTTGATCATTCCTTGAAGTGCATTAAAATCTCTTTTTATCACTTCATAGAAATTTATTAATTCTCTATTTGTATCATTTATCACCTCAACGTTTGACGGTTCTTTTGCCCAGAATAATGCTCCTCCTCCAAAAAAGGGCTCTGCATAAAGATTGTGTTCTGGGATTAATGGTAATAGATGTTTGATTAGTTTTTGTTTTCCCCCGTAATATGTAATAGGTGGCTTCATCGAATTGCTTTTTTTTGGTTAAAGGCTTGGTGAAAAAAATCACTTGCACGCTTTCACCTTAATTATCTCATCCCTTAAAGTGCAAATGATTTACCAAGCAATGCCGCCGATGAATAGACCTATTTAGTTTTACTATGCGTTCTATCATTAAAGCATGGTTTTGTGTTTACCTTCTGGGCCTTCCAAATAAAAAGGCAATAATTAAACCTAAGTATTCCGTTAACTTCTGGACTGTATTATTAGGTATCTCAATGTAATTGGAGAAAATAACACAGAATAGAATAATTAGTATAACCAACTCGTGGATATTTCTATCCAACCAACCTTGTCCCTGGTTAAAACGTCTTGCATCTTGTTTGTCTCCAGTAGCACTATTCTTGATCACTTTTGAGGTGGTATCTTTAATTGTATCGGTTACCTCTTTGATTCCTCCTTTCATAAATAGACGTTTTAAGAAAAACATATGTTATGGATTAAAAACATAAACTTGAGATCCTGTTTCTCTAACATCCATATGCACCCAACAAACATGATTCTCCAGGCGAATAGGATAGGGGAGTTCTTCTTGAATCTCAATAATTAACTTTCGTACTTCATGCGCTTGCATTCCTTCAACATCAAAATCAATGCCCTGCCCTTGAGAGTGTGCCGACATATAAATACGTCCTCTTTGCGTTTTGTCTTTTACTAATTGACATTGATTACATCTGAGTCCCCTTTGTGAATAGTCCCTACCTTGGTCCCAGTTATTCACATAAAAGGGACGACCGATTTTCTCTCTTAAGAAAACCAATGTTTCTAAGAGTCTAGGATCAAAGAAAGACCAGGCACGATCACCGTATTTGTGATATACCTCTGGGCAAACCAGTTCCTTTAATCCAAAGTATTGTCTTACTCTGTTTTTTAGTTCTGTCATGTAGTTGTTTTTTGAATAGTAATATTTGAAATCTGTTTCTCTAAATGGTTCAACCTTCTTGATGTTTGGTTGGCATCATCATTGGCACGAGTCTCCCTTGCTCTATCTCTTTCCTCCAGTACTGCTATTGTTTTGGATAGATCGTGAATTGCTGCACTTAATTGAGTTAGTGATATAGAAAACTCTTTATTGTATTTTAATTGAATATTGATCATCCAACCAAAAGCACCAAGAAAAGCTCCAAAGGCCACACCTGTAAGTGTGATTCCTAGCTCTGACATAGTTCTATTTTCTTTAATATAGATGTAAAAAAAGCCACTGTAGTAGTGGCTTTGGGTATTATTCATTTGGTTCTGTTGCCGCTTGAATAATTGTCCTGGGAATGAGAGTTGGGAAACCTTTAAAACATTCATTTGTTAACTGAATGAATTCAGCTTTTTGATCTTCTTTGATTGTGATGGCCACTTTGTCAAAGATCTGCTTCCCTAGTGCATAAATATTGTCACTTCCTCTTGAGTAGATATAGTTCCCTAATTGTTTTTCAATAAAGTCTAAGGGAAGGTTATTTTCTTGGAGGACTGCTTTTCTTATGTCTGATCCTTGTAAATCTGTAATCTTTACTTCGTTGATAGTGATTTTCATGGTTCTATTATTATAAAGTTGAATTCTAAATCCTGTGTATATGAACAGCTGTTTTTTATATATAGAGTAAAAGAATCTGTTCTTAGTTCTCCGTATGACCAGGTTACTTCTATATCGGGATAAGATGAACTAGTTGCTTTAATGCTTCCAAACACGATATAATTAGTTGTATTAATACCCATTCCTAGAAGACTTACGTTTTGCTTTTTTACTCTATAACTTCCAACTGAACGAACTGTTATTTTTCTCATCTTTTCGGTGATGCTTATTTTCCCCCTTAAATTGATATGATCTACATTCATTGTTCCCTGGTTAAATAAGGTATTCCCAAAAACCTCTAATGAATAGCTTGCTCTACTAGATCGTTTAATAGACATCCCTCCATGTGGACCTGTAAGTAATAATGCAGGAGACGGGAGACTTGCAGCCATTGTAAAAACAGGTATGTTCCCTTCATATAAAGTTAATGAGTTATTGGTTTTGGAGATCTCAATACGTGTTCCTCCAGTACCACTTCTAAGTGTCCCAGAAATAGTGGCATCTATGGCAGATAGATTTCCTTTTGAATCTACCTTAAAATTTCCATTACCTAGATTAAAGCTTCCTGCAGTAATATTTCCCAAGGCCGTTATTTCATGAGTTTTAATCAAATTGGTTTTGATTTTTCCTCCATTGATAATCGTATGATCTAATTTCCCTAAACCTATTTTGTCTCTAGGATTGTATCCTGGTGCAAATGTGGTTGATCCATCAATTTGTATTTTTGAAGCACTGATCTTGATCTCTTCTGCGGTTTGGTTTATCTCTGAGATGATTTTATTAGAGTAAACTTGATCCGTTAAGGCAGGAGTCCAATCTGTTGCATTCTTTCCTTTTTCTACTTTAAACCGATCTAGGTATACTTTTCCTTTTACTGTTCCGCCTCTAGGGAACAAATAAAACGTAATAAATAACTCTCCAGTTATACGTGATTTAATAGTGCATGAAGCTTTGGTCTGTTCTAATGAATTTATGTTTGCATACGTGGCCCAACTCCAATTATTATTATCATAGATATAAGCTCGTAATACCTTACCATTATCTCTAGCCGTTGGACCAATCATCCCCTCAAAGGAAAGAGTATAATCTTGCCCTGCTTCTGCTTTAAATGATCGAACACAAAAGCCATATTCATCGGTCCATTTATCGTATATGCTATTTCCAACAAGATTTATTCCTACGTTCTGAACTTGACTAACTTGAGCATCTACATAGCTTTTACTTACCTTTAATGATATTTCCTTGTTCGTTTGAGAAATTGAGCTTTCAAGTGTTTCTTTTACTTCACGGACTTTTAAATCCATATCTTCTGGAGCAGGGGTCCATGATGTAGCTTTATTTCCTTCTTCTAGTTTATACTTGCAGGTCCATAGATTTATATTTTGATTACTCGTTTCAGCACTTGCACGTGAAAAACTTGAGTCGTATGTAAATGTTAGGTAAAAACGTCTCCATTGATCAGTAGTATAATTATTATCATCTTCACTTGTGAAATAATTAGCATGCCCATTATACAACCATAATCTAACAGAGGAATCTGATTTTGCATATAAGCTCAAGGTATATTTTTTACCTTCTGTTAGATTTAACCTTGATAATTCAAAATAGGGATATTTCCATCTGTCTGTTACTTTACAAGTCCTATATTCACCATCATTTTCAAATACTCCATTGGTTTTCCATCCTGCAGTAAAGTCTTTTGTTCCTGGAAGAAGATTTCTTCCACCTATTTGAATTGTGGCCACAGCATTATTGGCATGGTCTTTGGCACTTTGGAGAGTCTGTTTTGCCTGTTCTATACGTGCTCTCTCTTCTGTCGTGATCTTTCCATCTGCATTGGCGATCGCTTCTTGTTTCGCTAAATTGGCTTTTGCTTGAGCATAATTCTCAAGAGCTCTTTTTGTATCTGCTATCTGTTTATTGGTTGCTGCAGTACGTTTGGCCATTTCATTGTTGACTCCAACAATTTGAGATGTTATTTCTGAACTGCTTGCTTTACTGGATAGAACTGTCCCAATATCTTTTCCATTATCCAATGCAAAACGTCCCTTCAAAAATACATTTTCGGCATAGAGACCATAACCAGATAGGTTCCCCATGCTAGGGTCTTGGATGTCGTCTAAATTTCCCATTCTTTGAACAAGCTTCCCATCCAAAGAAAAAGAATTTACCCCCCTAAGTAGATCGATACAAGGAGCACTACTTCCCATAGATGAAATAACAATCAAAGATTGTCTACTTGGAGTATTGACATTACCAAATTGAACAAGATGGTCTCCTGGTGTTGGAAGAAGGTCCCCTTCTGTTAATTCCTTTGTGATATCAATATAATTGGGCCCAACCTCAACAACAATGGAACAATAGTACTTAGGACTAATGTCGAAACGTTGGCATCGTATAATATCGTCTTTTACAAAAGGATTCCTTATGGTATTGTCTAGTGTATCGAAAAAGCATCTCCATTTGGTTTCTTTTTCCTCAACATTCAAAACCTTAATAGCACCTGCAGAAAGAACCTGTACCCCTCCATTATATTTCATCTGTTGGATAACAAGATCAAAGAAAGTAGCTTCTTTACGGACTGTAAGACGGTCTAATGTGATAGAACTTTTATTAAAATCGACTGCTAAACCTTCTCCTGTCATTCCTGGAACAAATCTTTTGGAAAACAAGGCTGCATCCATCGATTGATTTATATCGCATCGAGTAAATTGAGAAGGAGATATTCCATCTAAGAAATCACTGTTAATCGCTTTTTTTACCTTATCCCTAACCGTGTTTTCATTTAACCAGGACCACGCTCTATTCCAGTTTCTTTTCTCTTCTGCTGTAGTATGTTTTACGGAATTATTGCTGTGGTCCTGTAATGCCTTCATGGAAGCGAAGAAAGAAGGGGTCTTACCTCCCAATAGATCTGCATTATTGGCATTAATTTTTGTCCCAGAAAGATATAAATACTTATTGTCGTCAATATTTAAGTTCGATTGATTCCAGTAATAATCAGGAGTTTTTCCACCTAGTAGATCAGAATTGTTGGCACGTATTTTCTTATTATTTACCTTGAGATAATTCTCTTGGTCCACTTGTATTTCATCTTTGTTCCAGTAATATCTTGAAGGTTGTCCACTTTCTTTAATTACTACTGTTTGATACCCCTGTGAATAACCTTCTTTTGAAGGCTTCCTTCTTTCCTCAACATACATATTTTCTTTAATATAGATTAATGCTGTCGACCTCTTCCACCTCCTGTAGTTGACGATCCCCCAGTACTTGATGATCCTCCAGTACTTGGAGTTTTGTTTTGATTGTTCCCTTGTTCATCACTTTGGATGTCCACTATTTCTTCTGTATCCTCAAAAACCTCAACTAATGAGATATCTGCACACCCTTGGTAATAGTCAATTGTCCCCCCAGAGATAATAAATGCTTTATTCCCTAATATCCTACTATCCGTGATCGTTTGGTGAATCATAAGGTTATTTTTTAACCTGATTGACGTAAGGCCCAAATGTGCACGTTTATAATTACTCATAATGGATCTAAGAAGGAGTTTCTCAATCTTATTGGTTACTCCTGCTTTTTCATAAGTATTAATGATCGTTCCTGTATCTCCATCACGATAAATAAAGGCTCCTTTTTCACCTGCAGAGATTGACGTTCCATGTATTACTTTGATCTCTTTTCCTTTTTCTTTGAAATAGTGGTTCATCTTTCCAGTATAGGTAATATCATCGCTCTTTACTGGAGAGAATTCCGTACTATTTCCTTTTCTCTTTACAAGCTCCACTTTAAGGTCCTTTATTTGCACCTCTTTAACCTGTTTGTAATTATCGTCCATCTGTATTCTTCCAACGGAAGTAAAAGTTTGGATGTTAGAAGCAAAAGAAATAACCAAGTCCCCAGAGAAGTCAGAAGGAATATTCATAACAATCCCAGTATCACTAATAACGGCTTTTGATTCTCTAAATGAAACATTATTCCTTATGACATAAAACAAACCTTGGGCTTTGGTCCACTTTTCCGAAACGTCTTCTCTTGTTTTCGGATTGTGTATAACCCCATAGATATAACTATTCTCACTTCCTTCCTCATTTAGTTCTAAATCAATAGGCTTTCCTCCAATAGATATCTTTATGGGGATACGTAATTGTTTGATGGTGCTCCTTTCATCATCAAAAGGATTATCTGAGGTTAATATAAAGGCTTCAAATGATATCCTTAGTAGTGTAGAGCTATTCCCGATAACATACTGGTGTGGTCGATACTCTACAGACCATTGTGGCTTATAAGTTGACGGTCTATTTTTATTATAGTAAGGATTGATCAAAGCTAGGTAGGTGGATTCCTGGGGTTCTTCTTTATCCGTGCCAGTACTTTTTATCCCTTGTAGATCTGCATTGTCATTAAGGAATTTAAAGTATTTTTTCATCGTGTTTCCTGTACTCTTTTTAAGATGTTCATACAATATCTGTGTATGACTTCCAGGATGTCCTTTATATGTAAAAGATCGACCACTCTTCCAGAATACATATTCTGGTGGGTTATCCCACATCTTAGGATCTTCTACTTTGGGAGCTCCTAAAGTGGAAATAACTTTGGGTGTATAAGTAATTTCCTGCTCATTATATCCAGAGAGCTTCTTTAATGTTCCTCCTGTTTGAAAGAAGCCAATAGCAGAAATATCCTTAATAAGATTGACTGTCACTTCTGAACGTTTCCAGTTGTCTTCAATATCATAACAAATAGCTTGAACGACTCCCTTTTGTGCTTCATGATGTGTATCCAAGATCCAGATATTACCACCACTACATTTTATTTGTGCTCCAAAAGGCTTGAGAATTTCTTCAAGAACTTCTCTTAATGATAATGGCTTATTGTCTTTATCCAGGTAATTATCCGTTAATACGCTTAGGTGTTCTAATGCGTTTAATTTTAAACTTTCGGATATTACTGCTTTTGTAGGACATAATAGATAAAGCTTTTTGTATGGTAAGGCCATCTTCCCAATGATTAGTTTTATTAGATCAAAGATCTTTATCTCCCCACTATAAAGATTTCCATCCTCTTTGATAAAAGTTAACCTGGAGAGAATGTTTAACCCATCGTTCCCTGTTAGTTGTACTGGGTAGTTACGAAAAGCACAATAATCCTCTTCATATAATTCCGAATCTAACCAACCACACCAGATCATTTTATTGTCCTGGTAAAACCTTAATTGAATATCCTGCATACGAATAGTATATAGTTCCAATAGTTCCCTATCCGTGGCACTATTCAAACTAATTTTACACCCCGAACCATATACTACCTGGAACTTATGTTTTATCGATGGGAGTTTTAGTTGAAAAGGGGATCTTGTTCCCTTTATCTCTTTAATTCCTCCAGTAGCTTGTTTTTTTAGAAAATCTAAGCGGTATTGAATCCCACTAGGGTCTGTAAAATAGGTTTGTGCGAATACTATCATATTGTTGGATATAAAAAACGAGGACCTTAAGTCCTCGAATCATTATTAAAGTCAAAGAATATTTATGGCTATTCCATCTTAATATATACTAACCTATTCTTTCATTTCTTCTCCTGGTATTGTTTAGTACTCCTTCAAGTGCGTCTCCTTCAATACGGAATACCACATCTCCACCAAGACCACTTCCTGTAGATGCTTTCTGAAGCCATCCTTCAATTGTGGATCTTCGTTGGATAATTTCTGGATCATACCTGGCACCAGTATATTCACCAACACGTGCAATAGTATCCCCAAATACAGCTCCTCCTGTTGCAAAAGCTGGAATTTTAGGTCTTGTGGCCAAAGCACTAATAACACCTGCAACCCCTGCAGCAATTGCGGCAAGGTTAAAAGGGAAGGGGAGAGCTGCTCCTGAGGCCGTTGCTTTGGTTACTGCTTCTGTTCCTTTTGCTGCACTAACTGTAGTACTGGCTGTTACTTCTGTCGTTGTTAAGGCTAGAATGGCCGTGATCAGTTGTGGTATTGCTTTAAGCATATTGGCCGCAAATGAAAGCCATTGTCCTGTAGCTCCTCCAATAGCACCACCCAGAACACCAAAAGTATCAGCAACGGCCATAATCTTATCGTTATCACTGAAAGTATCCATGTTCCCTTTCAATTGGTCCATATGTTCCGTTGTTTTATCTATTTCATCCTGGTATGCTTTCCACGCTTCTGGGGTTAGTGCTGTTCTTTGCTTTTCTTTTAGCTCTGCAATACGATCATCAAACACTTGAAAGAATCCTGTAGGTTCTTGAATCGTTACTGGTGTTTCTTCTTCTGCAGTCACTTCCTTATCAAAGTCTTTATCTAATTGTTCGCTGATCGCTTTTTGTTGATCCTTGATCTTTTGAAGAGATGCTGCACGCTTTACAACTTCACTATCTAACTCTCTATTGATCCGTTGTTGCGTTTCCAACATGCGGCGACTTTGATCTGCAGTACTCTTTTTAACGGATTCAATCTTTACTTCCAGATCGACTAATGCTTGATCATCTGCAATATTATTATCTCCTTGATCGGCTTTCTTTTGCTCTAAAATAAGTTCATCTTCTGCGAGTTTTAGCCTTTTATCTCCTAGTTCATTTTGTTTCTGTAGAGCTAGATCAATAAATTTTGCTCTTTGAGCTGCAGAATATAGATCCTCGGCATTGGCTTTATTCCTTAACTCTGATATTTCTCTTTGGAGCTTGATTTCTTCTTTAGCAAAATTCTGACGTCTATTTATTAGATCTTCTTCTAAATCGTTCATTCCAATCATCGGTTTGCCATCTTTGCCAATCTTAATTTTACCGTTCTCATCAACTTGTGTTTTAAGGTCGGCAATGTTTGCTTTTATTTGATCTTTTGTTTTACTAAATGAGGATGAAAATGTTTCCCACGCTTTTTTAAAGTCTCCAGTCATCATTAAATAGACCGCCTTACCTAACTCACCAATACTATGTTTTATTGGGCCAATTACGGCATTAATCCCATTCATAACTTTTTTAAATGCGATTTCACCGTCTCGAGTGTTTTTAAAATATTCTGTTAATCCTGCTACTGCAGCTCCCAATGCAACAATGATTAATCCGACACCAGTAGTTGCAAGTACTAAATTAACTCCTTTGATACTAGCAGAAAATCCTTTTGCAGAACTACCTGCAGCTTTGAACACAGAAGGCAAAGAAGAAAAATCTCCTTGTATTACAGAGACCAAAGAGTTAACACCTCCTTTTGCCTCACCGAATCCATTTTTTACATTACTACTAAATTGTTTTGTCTTTTCACTTCCTTTGCGAAGTCCTGCTAAATAGCCACCCATAGCAGCTATAAACTCGACTTTTACACTGGTTGTTTTATTTCCCATGAATTCACTTGTTTAAAATTTCTTCTAATGAGTGTGAAGCATTCGAAAGCATGGCATTGTCTTTCCCTTTCTCCTTTTCGTCCCAGGGGAATTGTATCCCTTTAGAATCTCCTCCAATTCCCCTAATGGGATTGGCTATGGTTCTGATCTTTTCCCAAGAATCTTTAACACCTTTAGAACACTGGTCCAAATCCTCCAAAGAAGCATTATTCCAAAAATAATAGGGATCAAGATGGGAGAGAACAACAGCAATATAGAAAGCATCCATAACCCTAAAACTTTCCCCATCTTGATTTTTTCCAGGATCGTTTCTTTTTTTTTATTGCTGCTACCATCCGAGAATTGAAATTGATTAAGAAGCTCTGGGTTCTTATCCATGTATTGGATAAACTGTTCTAAATTCATCAAAAAAGTAGTATTCTTAGCCCTCAACGTGCAAAACATCAATAGTAACGTATCATAAGTAGAAGTACATTCTGCAACGGATTTATTCGTTAACTCTTCAAAATGCTTAATCGCCAGAAAAGAGAATCCTACCTTATAGGACTCTCCTTTGATTTTAATAATTTCATCCATCTATCCTTTGGGATTAATAGGTTCTAAAATTCCAATTCCTTGTAAACTTAAACTGCCCGATGCGTCTTCTCCATCGGGAAAAGAACTGGATAACTTGATTAATACTTGACCACGGTACATTCTTCTTGTTGAATCCACGGCTCCTTCTTTGGTTACCCAGGCACCGACAATAGTAGGCTTATGACATTGTTTCTTCCAGTCCTCGAGTTCTTCAAATTTTACAATCTTGTCGTCTGGGTCTTTTTCGTCTACACGTTTAAGATCAACAGATACGGACCAACGTTCACGTCCATAATCATAACTGGCACCGTGACGGTCTAGTTTGTTGGTCGTTTCCCTTTGGTCGCTATCGTCTGATATCTCGGCATTGGTTTGACCTCCAATGGCCTTGTATGTCTTACTTCCTTCCTCTCCACTTTCAACAAAGATTAAGAAGTCCGATCCTCTTGCAATAATATTTGCCATAACACATCAATTTTTAATAATATAGAATGGTGTTTATTTGATTGGAAGGAAAAACCAACTGTTTAAGGTTTGACCTGCTTTGATCCTCTTATTCTTTACAAGCTCCCAAAGTTCTGCTCTGGGGAAATAACCTAGATAATGGATATAATCTATTAACATTGCATGAAATGGCCCTTTCCCTTCTTTTTTACGCTTCTCTATGATTTCAATGGTAGCGTTATAGATCTTTTCTTCTTTTAGCATACCACTACTCTAAGTGAGATCTTTTGTCCATAAGTATCCAAGTTATACTCATAATCGTCCTCTATCTTTTCACATTGGATATCTAAGATCTTACGTCCTGCAAAAGTTTCTTTCCTGACTTCCTGTAATGCTTCACATATAAGCATGGATATGTTCCAGGACTCTTCGTAAGATTCAAAGAAGGTTACAATTTCCACATTGAACTCCTTGTTACGTTGTGAAAATTTCCCTTGAGGTGGAAGGAATGCAACACGATAACATGCTGCAGGCAATTGGTCGGATTGTACTTTGATGGGTTTAATCTCTTTCTGGAAGACTTCTTTAATCTCTGGTTTGTCTAGCAAAATAGCACGAATAACATTTCCTATCATAGAAGTTTCTATAATATAGAATGTGTCTTATTATGTTTTGCAGGATTGTATTTATATTTATGTATATAAATAACATTTTATTATAATGAGCGACTTAAGAAATTTAAAAGTGAGTAGTAAAATCAGGAGCAAAAAACAGTCTGATCGAAGATATGAAATAATAGATATTCGAACAGTAAAGGTCATTAATGGAGATGGTTTTACAGAAAAAAAATATTACAGATTAAGACGTTATCAATATCCTTCTGACAAATCTGTTTATCAAATGGATGAGACTGATTTAGAATCTTTTATGCAAAAGTAAAATTACTTTCTTAACCTTTTTAGTTGCTTTTGCATATATTTCTCTAAACCATCTTGCATGTGTTTAGTCATTTGACTCTCTGAGGTGCGTCCTTCGTTCTTTACTGTGTCATCCCAGTAACCAAAGCCAGGCATACTTCCACGGTTTGCCCCTGCTTTGGTTGTTCGGACTCTGGATCCACGGTTCACCAAGTAACCGTGGTATCCTTTAAATCGCCCAAAAGAACGAGCTCCTACTTTAGATCGTAATTGTTTTTTTGTAGAAAGTGGAACAAAACCAATCGATTTAGCAAGGTTCCCTGTTTCCTTATGTTTCTTAAGCCTTCCCCTTGCACCTTTAATGATTGGTTTTGCTGCTAATCGGTGTGATTCATTTACCACCTTCTTAATGTCCGGATGAACATTTTTCTTTCCGGCTTCATGTAGAAACTTGGCAAGATCATCTAACATTTTTGTTTCTGCAGTAATATTTGAACTGTTATTTCCCATTAGATTTTTGTTCCGGACTTTTTAATTTAATCATTCCCTTAGGCAATTTTGAACCTTCGATAATCATATAGTGTTTGCGAGGATCTTTCTCGATTCCCTTAATGTCATAATAATCCTCATCATAGAGAACCACCATCTCTTCATTGATCGATTTTCGATAGCGAAACTTAAAACGGATTATCTTTGAAAGTACCTCAACATCCCCTCCAACAATGGTTTCATTTGATTTCTGGAAGAATAAACCGCATTTTAAACTCAAACAAGGAGTAAAAACCTCTTTTTCTTCTCCGTAGCTATTGGACTCCGTTTCCTTCTTAAGGAATGTAATGGGAGTTCTTAAAGTAGTGGCCAACATATTCTAATTACCAGTAAGTGCGAATGTAAGGAGAGACCAATCTCTCTATTAGATTTGTCTTTTGAAGTCCAGAAGCTGTATATCCACTTCGTTCTGAATCGTAAAAGTCGGCTGCTTGTATCAAAATAGCCTGTTTTAAAGGCTTTGGAATCTCATTTGATGAATAACCTACTTCATATGTGATTTGTAGCTTTGATGGGATATATGAAGGCAAAGATTTTAAATTAATACTAAAGCCATTGTGCATCTCTTCCAATTCATAAATCACAGATACGGTCACCCATTGTTGGTTCTCTGGGTTCATCGCTTTAATACTTTCAATAGAGAGTAGGGGAGCAATAGGGAAAAAGAAATAAGATCCTTTGCTTAAATCTATCTCTTGAATCATCTCTTTATGCTGTATATGACCATTAATCATATTCTCAATAGCTTCAACTGCTGTTCCCAACAATGTCTCCAGTAATTGATCATCGTCTGTAAATTCTTCCTCAATGTTTAATTGTTGCTTTAATTCGGCTAGTGTTATTCCTCTATCTCCAATGTATTTAGAGGGGGTTCCTGTAAAAACTTGTATCATCCTTTTGGATAATATAGGAGTAAAAATATTTATGATTCTTGGGGGAGTAAAATAAAGGGACTATAATAAGAATATTAACAACTTAAAAAAAATTACATATGGAATTAAAACTAAAGGATGCGTCATTAAGTTTAAGCAACTTCGAGACTTTCATAATTATTTTAGTGGTTTTGATTATTATCATTTTAATAATCTCCAATCCTAATTTACAGAATACCTTAGTTCTGTTGTTTAGTTATGTTTATTTTCGTCCTCAACTAAGAAGTACAATTAGGCAATCTTGAGAGATTGCCTAATTATACTTCTTAGCCTTCAATATGGTTACTTTTTACAAAAGCGGCATTGTTTCTTACGGCCATATTACCAAGACGGTTTACAGTGATTTCCGTTTCACCATTCTTTTGGTAAGTAAAAGGATTAATCAACACCTCTAAACCTGACCATAATCCAATCCACATTTCACTCCAAGCTCCATAAATAAGACGTTTGTCTTTTGCTCCATCTTCAAAGAGAGAACTATAATACGCTTGAACACCTTCCCATGTTAGTCCAATACCATTTAGTTTCCCTACTTCTAGAAGACGTTTTGCAGATCCTTCATCGAACTTTAAACCTTTCCCTTTAAAGAAAAGAGATCTACTCATGGCAAAAGCTCCAGGTAGTTCCACATTTTCCATCAGTTTATTAAATCCTGGTTCATCAAAAGTAGAAGTAATCTCTCGAGCATCCTTTTTCGCTTTTGCAAAAACATCCAAAGTAATCTTTCGATCACAAGCTTTATACATATCGCCCAATAGAGCTGCATGTATTGCAGGGTTCTCTTGTGAAAGTAACTCCTGTGACCATTTATCACTCACCCCATATCTAAGTGGTGTTAATGTTAAAGACGTTGGAGCCTCAACTCCTTCCGTGATTTCTTCTCCTTCTCCTTTTCGATCTGCCGTTGCAGCTGAAGCCTTACTTAATTTAAGTGTCCCTTTCACTCCCTCAAGAATGGTGCATCCCATTGATCGATATAGAGGTTCTGGTGCAATAATACTTAAGCCTGTATGCGTTTGATCCAATGTACTTGAATGGTTCGTTGTGGTTTGAGATCTTGCATAAGTAGGGATCAAAAGACCTTTTGATTCTGGACAATTACGTGCAAGTTCCTGGTGTGTTTCTGCTTCTAATCCAGTCAATGAATCAGGGGACGCATTACGTGCATATTCACGAATAGCCTTTGAAACGTTGTATTTATGATCGTTTCGATGATAACTTGGAATTCTTGATCTTGACGATCCGTTCCCATTATTCGCATCAGTGTCGTCATCGTCGTCGTCATCATCCGAACCAGGTTCTTCACCTTTTCTTTGAGATCGGTAGGAACGAGAGAAGGTATTGACTTCTTCCATGCGTTCGATCTTTTTATTTAATGATCGTACCTGGTTACGAAGGTTGTTATATTGCGTCTCCTCTTCTTCTGTAAGGTCTCGGCTTTCTGTTTCACTTTTGTTTAAGAGCTCCTCCATTTCTTGGGTTTTCTTTGCTCTTTCGATTTTTAAGGCATCTACTTTAAAACTCATGACAGTAATTTAAATAATTCGACTTCTCTTTTACGTTGTTTCCTTAATATAGATCGTCTTTTGAGCTTTCCTTCTAATTCATCCAGTTGGAATTCCTTAGATCTTGCACTTACTTGAGTCTCTGCATACGCTCCATCTATCACAATTGAGATATCCCATAGCTTTAAGATATCGGTTACTGTTCGAACCTCGATCTCTTCACTATGATCTACAGACACTCCTTTTTCTGCAATAGAGAAGATAAAAGAGCTTTCATAATAATCCCCTCTGGAGACCATCTCATAAATATCATTTCCCAGTGTCGTGTTAGGAACAAGAATACTATACTTTAGTCCTTTTTCATCAGTACTTAAAGCGAGTGTTCCCGATTTTGTCCTGGCTAACATTTTACTTCTACAATGATCTACTGTTCCCAAACAGTTAAGACCAGCATCTTTTAATACATTATCAAATGCTCCTGGGGCAATTTCTTCATAGAAAACGTCCCCCCATTCTCGTAATAGTTTTGAACGGTGATTAAAAAGAGCTGCATATCCTTCGATGTAGCGTTCTCCATTTTCCCCCTCGACAGAACGAACCTGGATCTTCTTTTTTACGTGTCTTTTAAAGGTGTATTTATCCATTTATTTAATTTTTGTAGTCTCTTTTTGAAGTGGATTATACTTCTCATACTGTTCCAGTGGGATATACTGGGCTTGCATAAAATGATAATTGGCCCAATCCGTTGGAATAGGGTTATTCCCTAACTTTTTGGCTCCTTCTGCAGGGGTTAATAATCCGTTTACGACTTGTTCTTTAATTGACTTTACCTTCTTTGAATAGTCCATTTCAAGTAAAACAGAGCTATCAAACTCTACATGTACACCTTCCACCAGTTCCGTTGGTGTCAATAGCTTCCTTTCAATTTCACTTTTATAGATCTTTGCAATAGGTCCCATGGTATTGGTCGCAAAGTTTAATGTCATCTGTTCAATATCCAGTTTCTCGGCGGAACCATCAATCATATACATAGGCACACCATAGGTAGAAGCAATCTCCTCACGTGTATACTTTAACGTCCCTAGTAATTGAGCATCTGCAAACTGCATAGCCAACTTAACAAGCTTTGTATGTGGTGGGAGGTGAATTAACTTTCCTGCATTTTGTGGCCCTCCATAGTTCTTCTTGAAATCCTCTTTGCTCTCCTTCATTGCTTTTGCTGCAGGTCCTGTTAAGTTCCCTGGTAGTTCACTCTCGAGAGCCATAGGAGAGGTGGCATTGTTTTTATAGAAATTATCTATTGTCGATGAAGCTCTTTCATTTATTCGAGTCTCTTTCTGGAGAGAAACCAATGGAGACAATCCAAATATTCCATCCTCTGAAAGACCTTTAAAATGAAGGATGTTCTTCGAATGTAGATTATACGTCCCAGTGCTATACTCTTTCTGGATCTTATACAATACACCATCATCAAGTATGCGAGCTTCAATAACTCGTAAGGGATGTATGATTTGGAACTTTAAAGGATAAGCGGATTTCCTATCTTTAGATATCTGTACATAGGCATTCCCAAAGAGATTGCGGTGGTACTCTAAAGTAGACCAGAATTGTTGTGCATTCTGGATAGGATTTGGAGCATATCTTAAGAGATAATAAAGACGATGCTTTCTATCTTCAATATCCCCATTCTTTTCCTCTTTCTTTATTTGAATGGGCATTCTGGAGAAGTGTTCACTTAATCGACTATGACATGTAAAGATGGGACTTATGCGTTTAGGATCATCGGTAACACCATTGACCTCTAATTTTTGCATATCTACCCCCACAACATAGTTAACCGCCTTTTTTACTCCAGAGAATATATTTGTAATTCCACTAAAAAGACTCATTCCTTTTCATTAATATAGGAATCAAATATATCTTTTACGATATCGTTGTTATTCTCAAGATATGCACCTATGGCCATTGCCAAACTTACGGCTCCATCCACTGAATCTAAGGAGCGGTTCTTCATAATTTTGATGTTTCCATTCCCATCCTTATAGATAACGATATTACGGAACATCCACCTCAACACGGGATTGTCTGATAGGTCTATGGATTGATCAAAAACACACTTCTCAATGTACCTCAACGGGAAATTAAACCAAACGGTGGTTTGGTTAAAGTTCTTACAATAGAGACCATCGTCCATCTCCAGTGTTGGAATGATAAAACCAGAGTTCCACTTGTCATAGTTGATTTGTGTAATTTCAAAGATGGTATTCCAATATTTAATCCTTTCGATAATCAAGTTTTGATCAATAGTCTTAGTAGGATGTTCAATAATATAGCCTTCGTCAATCCAATCCATGATATTGATTCCGTTTTTACGAACCCTTTTTTCTTCATTTTGTGGAAAATAGAATTCTGGGATCACTTTCAAACGTTGGGTCTCTGGATCTTCGAATATAATAACCAAAGAGGCTAGATCTCGAGTTGCAGAAAGGTCCAATCCAATAAAAGCAGGAATGCGTGTACTTGGAATCTTTACTTTGTTAAAACATAGCTTATAATCGTCATCTGGGATCCATGTGTCTGGTTGGTCCACATAACGATTAAGGTTCTTTGTGATGAAATTATACTTCTCTGTGATGGTGTTTTTTGCTTTTTCCCACTCAGCAATCAAACTTTTTAAGTTGATCGTTACTCCAATATTGGGATTTGCCTTTATCCAAACATCGTAATTGTCCACTTCGTCATCATCATCTAAACAATAAAGAGCATAAAAGGTAATGTCGTCTACAGCATTGCCCTCTAGGACACGTCTTCCTAAATCCACCATCTTAAAAAATGGATACTCTTTGTTGAACCCTGCTGTACTGGTAATAATTCCCAAAGGATTATCACGGCTTAAGGTTCCCGACTTCATTACATTGTAGAAATCGAGTGTTTTGTGGGCATGCATTTCATCCATGATAAAGACATAGGGGTTTAATGAATCATTGGCATCTGGTTTGTTGGCCAAAACCTTCATTAATCCCCTTCGCTTTGGATATAGTATTTGATATTGTTGGACTTTTAAACGTCTTTTAAGAGAGCGAGACTCTCCAATGATACTTTTTACATATTTCAGTCCTTGACCTGCTTGTTCTTTTGTTGTTGCACATAGATAGGCTTCTGGATCTTTCTCTTTATCGTACATGGTCATATACAATTCAATCCCAACAGAGAAAACAGTCTTTCCAGATTTACGAGCAGTGTAAAGAACCGCATAACGATAGCGACGACGACCATCATCATAGAACCAACCAAAGACTTCATAAAGTATCCAGGCTTGATATGGGGATAATTCAAACTGTGCGTATCTACGACCTTTTTTAATACGAAGAAAAGAGAAGAACTCATATACTCGACGAACTGCATTCTCATCAAAATAGATATCATCTCTTTTCCTATCGTTTAAACTCCTTTGTACAGCCAAATAGATCCATAGACTAGTTACTATATTCCCTTCTTTTACGTCATTGATATACTGTTCTGCGTCTTTAAGTGTTTTTGATGTATAGTCTTTAATCGTCAAAGCCATCGTCGTGTTCCTGCTCTATTTGAAGTTCTTTTCTATCCAGTGGGCTTAACCCTAGTTTCTTGGATATTGCATTTATGTGTTTTATTTGATCATTGTAAATAGATGCCAAATGGTTCTTTTGTTTAACGGTCTGCTTTTTATCTACAAAAACCGTTTCTCCTTCTGCAAACATTTTCCAAAGAGCTCGATCCCTCAACGCTTCACACATTACTAAAGATTCAATTATCACATCATCACCTGGCATATATCTATTGGCTTTCCTTAGGATACGTTTATAGTTGGAGAATCGCTTTACCATTCTATTGATATGGAACTCCTGACTATTTATTTCGATTCCTAGCTCTCCGAAAAGCTGGATAATATCTTTTTTTTGTAATGCCATATTAACATTTTTTTAGATCGTTTTTCGGGGGACAGATTTAAGACTCATTTCTGATATAGAGTGTGTTAGGTTATCTACCCCCCCCTATGTAAATATTTGACAAAAAAAATGTTCCCTTAGGGAGATTGTGGTTAGGATATCATACCTTCCCTTTCATGTATACCCCCCTCCATTCTGGAAATATTTTCTTGTTTGAGTTCCAGGACATTGTCTCTTGTATTAGCCTTTGTGGTTGGAATTGATAAACCACTGACTCTTTATGTAACTTTAAAAGATATTCATGCTTAGCCTTTAGCTTTTGATTAAAAGAGACTCTTTTATGGGCCATATCATGGCAAAAACGACACAATCCCATTAAGTTTTCTATATAATCTTTGTTCTTTGATCCACCCATTCCTTTAGGTTCTAGGTGGTGAACATCTGCTGCTCTACGACCACAATACTCACATGGAACAAAATCTTGCTCTGTGTAGTCAAAGTGATTCATATAAATCTTAGTGTGCTTCTGCATCTTTCGACTCTTTGAAGGTTACCGATAAGTTATATCTCTGAATCTCTTCCTCTTTGATCTGATCCTCTTCAACAACTAAGAAAGAATCAATCCTAATGTATTCCTGCTTATCACTAATAAGTGTTTCATATAGTGAGTCTGCATCGTTGCGAGAGATAAGCTTCATACCGTACATGTTACGGTCACACTTAAGATCTAAGACCGAATACTCTTCATTCAATGGAACAACCTTGATACTAATGACTAATCGTTTCGCTATAATCAATTGTTCCTTATCCAATAGGATAGGAGAAGGTTGTGGTGTGCTCTTTGTTGTAGCCATATCCTTTTCTCTAATATAGATTTGTTATTTCTGTTTGAGTTCATCCATAAGCTTCTTCCCATTCTTAAGAAGCTTGGCTCTGTTACGTTGTCGTTGATCTTCTCCAGTCTTATGGCGGTGGTGAAAGAAACAAAGTGTCTGTAGGTTATTCCAATCCAGAGATAAAGAAGGATCATCACTGATAGCAATAATATGATCCACCATCTGACCTTCTCTAATAATCCCACGCTTCTCACAACGTACACAAGTAGGATGTTCCTGGATAAAAGCATTACGAAGTTTCCGCCATGCCTTTGAGGTGTAGAAACCTTGTTGACTCTCTCTTGTCCATCCTCTTATATTCTTACTCTTCTTCTTAGGTTTAATAAACTTATCACGGTACATCTTACACCATATGGGTTCTTCTCTCTCTTTCATAAGCTCTTTAATGAATATAGGAGGATAACGGGACGAACAAGGTGGCCCACGAATACGTTTAACATGAATAGGTTTCTTAAACATACAGAAAGGACCAGGAACAAATAAGGTACTATATCCAACTTCATCTATATTGGAAATAGTGGCTTTTTTGCGACCTTTGAAGCTTTCTCGTGTTATTTCAGTGGTAGGCAAAGAATCCTCGCACATAGTAGAAAGCTCTTCCCATTTTGTGCGAATTAGTTGGGATAGAATTTCTACTGGATTCTTTTGTCCTACCTTCTGAAATATTCTCTCTAGCTGTCCTTTCTTTCTTGCCCGTGTTTTACTGTCCCAGTCCTCCCAACTGCGGGCATCTCTACACTCATAGTAGGTTAATCGCTCTTTAGGTGTTAATTGTTTGATATCGATATCTCGGGGCATTAGTACGAGCAATTGAACTTTATTTACTAATACTTCTCCGAGTATCGAGATATTATCTGGATTTAAAAGATCTGACAGAACCAGGTCGTCACCTGATTTAATAATTCCAAACTGATCTAACCAACGTGTTCGCATAACCTTAATCTCTACACGTAAACGGTTTAATTCACCCGTCATCCCCTGTAATCCTTTATCGTAGATCTTAAGATTAAATTCGCTGAATTCGGCGATATAGCCTATTCGTACGTTACGGCGGTTCAGTTTATCAAATCCTTTATTACTTATGCTTACTAAATACTTTTGAAAGTCTTGGGCTGTGATCCCATGGGGGAGCAATACATTAACCCCAAACTCTAAGTTTACGACCTTACTTTTATTTGGATCAACGTCGTACCTGGAAGAAATATCTTCTATCGTTGCACGTACCTTGTCAATAGTAAAATCATCATGGTTATGAAAACCTCCATTGTAGTACTTATGGAGACTTCCTTGGAAGATGTGTTTGGTCTTATGGTACTTGTTTGGTTGCTTTATAAAGTAGCACCCTTGTTGTTTAGCGGTGCTTGGAAGTGGCAATACCTCACCTGTTAGCTCAGAATGTTTTCCGATGCTATCAAGTGAGGTAAACCCTTTCGATGAATTAAGAGCTAATTCTATTTTACAACCATCATACAATTATCCTTGACTTCTACTTTATCAAATAATGTGGGTCTTTGTTCTTCTGGAGTAGAGTGTAAAGCGTCTACTATGGTAGTCTTCTGTACGGATACAATAGAGTAATCAAAATCAGTCTCTGAATATTCGTTATCCAATGCTTTTTCAAGTTGATCGTATGCATTGGATAGATCCTTTGCTTGGACCAAAACATTATAATTGTAGATCTTATTTTCATGTTGAAGGCGGATCTTTGACTTAAACCAAAGGTCAAACTCTGAACGTACAAATAAGGAGATCTTAATTCGTCTTATCGATCGAACGGAGATACTCTCTTTGTCCAGTGCTTTTTCTCCAATGTAACGAGAGATAAAACATTCAACATCACTAAAATTTATTGCGTCAATCACATAAGTATCAATTATCTTTTGATTGGCACCATTCTCATTAATGGCCTCATAACGGACCTTTGTTTCAAATAACTCTACCATGATCTAACGCTTTTTTGTTAGTAGTTCAAATTGTTTGTTTGCATACCCTGCACTCTGGGTCCAGATAAATGGTTTGAATAAATTGTGTGCTTGACGTTTTATGTGTTCCTGGGCGGCTTCATGGGTTAGAAACATCGCTTTGATCTCTTCTGTGAAGAACTTGGTCATTTCCATAGGTTGCTCCATCTCTTCTTTAGAGGTGTTGAAGAAACGTTCTTCGTCTGGTTTGGCCATGTCTATATATCCGTAGATTGGTGGATATTCTAAACGATTGGTGTGGTGATAAATGTGGACGATCCCTTCACAATAGTTAAGGACCAAATGACAAACATAGTAGATCGGCATTGTGGTTCCTTTGTTGATTCCTTCTTTAAGCTCTTTTGCTCTGGTCTTTAATACGTTCCTTAGTTGGATCATTGATATGTCTTCCATATTAAAATAGTGTTAGATTTTGGGGTTTAATCCAACCCCTGTGTATAAAATATTGTAGTACTTTCTTTTCTTCTCCCCTGTGTCCTAATGATTTCGCATATCTGCGGCATTGGCTTTCGATCTCTTTGGCTTCTTTTGTTGAAGATTTGGTCCAGTAAGACCATCCACTTCCTTGGATACATCTAAAACGGTAGACCTCTATGAGTAGAGGTATTACTTTATGCGAACGCATTCGCTTTATAATCTGTGCATGGATACATCTTAAGGTCTTTCTCTCTTCACTGGGCGAATCGTCTTCATCAGAAATAGAGTATTCTATTTCATCTAATCCCACACTATGGTTCATTATATTCTCTCCTTCATAGTTTGAGCTTCGTTCTCCTAGAACTTGAGTTCTAAACCTTCCCTTGGTAGAAAAGGCATTCACTCTTAGCATGTGAAGAACATACTTATCAAGTTCCCTTGTGGGTTTGCCATTGACTATCTTTGTCGTTTCAATTTTGTAAAGCTTAAAGAGAAGATCCTCTGATTTTTGTAGAAGATCCATAATCACCATTTGAAGAAGGTCATCTTCCCATCCTTCAAAGTTGTGTTCCTTTGAAAGTTGAATTGCTCTTTCTCTCCAGTTTGGATAACGAAAGGCAATATATTTTTCTATTTGGTGCAAAGTGATCATAGGATACTTGGAATTAAGTGGTAAGACTTTCCATCTCTTCTAAAACTCGGCCATAATCCCTAAAGGTTATTTCATCTAAGAAATACCGTATTCGAGGAGCCTTCATATGCAAATGCGTAATGATGCATTTGTTGCGTAGATCCACTATTATACGAAACAGTGGTTCTTCATATACTTTTATTAGTGGGTGAGAAGTAGCATTCATCGGATAAGCTTTTTTAAATCGCTTATCTCTCTATCTATCACTCTTTGTTTGTCTTTTGGGATCGTCATCATTCCATCCATATCACAAACAGATAGATTGTCATGTTCGACAATCACACTGGTATCATCAGAGAATAAAAAAGTGATACATTTTTTAGTGATTGTTATCTCGTATTGAAGTCCTTCTTTAGATGTTTTCATGGTTATTAGGTTTTTAATTGTTTCTTAGTTCTGATGGAAGACTGTTTTTAAAAACGACTTCATTGATACGTCTTGATTTCTGAATGGCCATTAGTTCGGCTTTTGAATAGATTATCTTTGATCGTTTTGTCTTTCCAGAACGTTTCCTGTTCTGAACTAATCCTTCAGAAACCCAATTCTTGACTTTTGTCTCTCCGAAAAGTCTCCAGGCTTCTCTTTGTGAAATTTCGTCTTTACCTGGAGCAGTTCTTTTTATGTAGTTGATTACTCCTAGTTCAGCCATATCCGCACAGATATTTTTAAATTCGTATAGTTCTAATTTTACCATAGGTGATAATGTGAGTTAGTTGTTAAGTTCTTTTGCTTCTATTAGTTCTACTTCTTTGAGTAATAGCTCTTTTGCTCGCTTTCGAACTTTAATGGAATTTGAAGTGTTGCTTCTATAGCATAAAGCATTATAGATAGTTTGTCTTGACATTTTTCCATTGAACTCTTGTCTAAGAGTTTTATGGTGTTTCCTGCCTAGACTTATTTGTATGGGTGTAGACATATGTAAGTTTTTATAAGTTGTTAATAGATCAAAAATGTTTTTTGCTATCTTTACTTAAGTAAAATATCATGTGACAAATGTAAGTTATGTTGCAGAATAATGCAATATAAACATGCAGAAAACTACAACAATAAATTTTATTGTAATATTGTATGTTGAAAATCAGAGAGATAAGGAATAAAAAAAAGTTAACTCAAGATCAGGTTGTTGAGATTACTGGCATCAAAAAGCGAAGTTATGTCGATTATGAGAATGGAAAAGTTGATGTACCGTTCTCTAAGTTGCAGAATATTGCAAGGTGTTTAGGGGCCTCAATTGCAGAAATTGTGGGAGAGACAGAGGAGCTTCAAAAACAAGTTAATAGTGGATTAGAAAATTCAAAAGAAGGTTTTATACCTTTAATTCCAATCGATGCTATGGCTGGATATGGAGCAGGAGAGATGGTTGTTAGTGATAACGATATAATGGATTATTATAAAGTCCCAGATTTTGATTCATTAAAAGCGGACTTTATTATTAAAATATCGGGGGATAGCATGGAGCCCAGTTATAGGAGTGGGGATATGTTAGCATGTCGTAAAATAAAAGACTCTTCTTTCTTTGTTTGGGGAAGAACTTATTTATTGAATACTGACCAGGGACCATTGTTAAAAAGACTTTTTGAAGTTCAAGACGATAAGCATATGCTAAAATGTGTCTCAGATAATAATGCATATCCACCTTTTACAATTCCAAAGACTTCTATATATGACCTTTCTATTATTGTTGGTCTAGTTCGTACAGAATAAATAACTAATCAACTAACTAATGAAAAAAATACTTCTCTTAACATTGGGTTTGTTCTATGTATGTGTAGGATTCTCTCAATCACTTTACAAAGGACTCGTTTATGATATGTCCAAGAAAGAGGCATACAAGGAGTTTAAACGAAATAAAGCAGAATATACAAATATCCAGTTAGGTAATGGAGTGGCATGGAGAATGTATAAACAAAACTTTCATTTCTACAATGATGTATTAAAAGGCATTATTCTAACTCCTAAAGGTGGAGCTCTGGGTATGTCAAACTCAAATGGAGAGGTTTACTTGAATAACACTTACAAGTTCTTAAGAGGTAAAGGATACTCTGTTTGGAGGAAACCAGAATATTGGAATATTCCGATTCTATTCGATCAACATAATACTTATGGCTTAGTCTTGGTGAATCCAGACAAAACAACCACCATTGAGCTAAGACCTCGACGTCTATCCTATGATAAGTGTACAATAATGATGGTCATTAATAACTATCAGAATTTTATATCTGGAGTTAATATTGAGAATAAAATCGTAAAAGAACAACAATCAAATACAGGGTTTTAA